GTGCGATCATAATTGTTATGACTCGTTGGGGTAAAAAAGACTTGACAGGCCGTTTGTTGGCCGCGCAGGGCAGCGATATCATGGCGGATCAGTGGGAGGTTGTGGAATTTCCTGCAATTTTGCCGTCTGACAAGCCGTTATGGCCGGAGTTCTGGGATAAAGACGCGCTGTTGTCGATCAAGGCGTCATTGCCTGTGCAAAAATGGAATGCGCAGTGGCAGCAGACGCCGACGAGTTCTGATTCTGCTATAATCAAGCGCGAATGGTGGCAGGCGTGGGAGAAGAAAGAGATTCCTCCTGTAAAATACATCATTCAGTCTTATGATACGGCGTTTTCCAAGAAAGAATCTGCGGATTACAGCGCGATTACGACTTGGGGCGTGTTTGAGCCGGAGGAGGGCGGGTCTGACAATTTGATATTGCTGGATGCGCGGCGAGGGCGGTGGAATTTCCCTGAACTAAAGGAAGTTGCGTATGAGGAGCACGAATACTGGGAGCCAGACATGGTTGTGGTCGAAGCGAAAGCGACGGGTACACCACTTATTGACGAGTTGCGGCTTCGGGGTATTCCTGCGCTAGGGTTTTCGCCGGGAAAAGGGCGCGATAAGGTCACTAGGATGCATATGGTTGCGCCATTGTTCGAAGCTGGTGTAGTATGGGCACCAAACGACAAGAAGTTTGCTGATGAAGTTATCGAAGAAGTAGTTTCATTTCCTAATGGCGATCATGACGACTTTTGTGATAGCATGACGTTAGCACTGATGCGCTTTAGGCAGGGCGGTTTTGTCTCACTGCTTGGCGAGGAAGAAGAACACGACGAGTACCGTCGTAAACGGGAGTACTACTGATGGCATTGCCACCTCTTATAGATTCTGGAATCACCTCTGACGACATGATTCCTACAGAAGCCTCGGTCGAAGTTCCCGTTGAGGCTCAAGCTGAAATGTTTCCCAATGGAGCCGAGGTTATGCCTGACGGCGAGGGTGGGGCGATAGTCCAGGCGCTTCAAGAGATGATGATGTCTGCGGAGCAGGAAGAGCAAGTACCCCACAATGCGAACTTAGCGGAGTATTTAGATGATGGGTATCTTGGGGAAATTTCGTCGGACCTTCGGGCGTCTTTTGACGATGATATGGAGTCTCGTTCAGAGTGGGAAGAGACTTACACAAAAGGTTTGGATCAGCTTGGAGTTAAGTACCAAGAGCGTACTGTCCCGTTTGAAGGAGCTTCTGGAGTCACGCACCCGCTGATTGCGGAGAGTGTTACTCAGTTTCAGGCGCAGGCTTACAAAGAGTTGTTGCCTTCTGGGGGGCCTGTAAAGACTCAGGTCTTGGGTTTACAGGATGCTGCTCGTGAGGAGCAGGCTGCTCGTGTCAAGGATTTCATGAACTACCAGATCATGGAAGTGATGGAAGAGTTTGATCCGGATATGGATCAGCTTCTGTTCTATTTACCGCTATCGGGTTCTACCTTTAAGAAGGTGTACTTTGATCAAGCTAAACAGCGGGCGGTGTCCAAGTTTATCCCTGCTCAAGATCTGGTTGTACCTTATGCTGCCTCTGATTTGGCTACGGCGTCTCGTGTTACTCATGTTCTTCGGATGGATGCTAACGAAGTACGCAAGATGCAGATTGCTGGTTTCTACCGTGAGGTAGAGTTAAGCAAGTATGAAGAGGACAACAACGAGGTCCGCCAGAAGATTGACGAACTGCAGGGCACTTCCAAGAGCTACACTGACGAAGTCTACACCGTGCTTGAGATGCATGTTGACCTGGACCTTGAAGGTTTTGAGGACATGGGCCCTGATGGGGAACCAACGGGTATTGCTCTTCCGTACATTGTGACGATTGATGAGGGCTCCGGTGAGGTTCTTGCTATACGCCGGAACTTTGAAGAGGGCACGGAAGTTGCCAAGAAGCAGCAGTATTTTGTTCACTACAAGTTTATGCCTGGTCTGGGATTCTATGGCTTTGGTTTGATCCACATGATTGGTGGTTTGGGCCGTGCAGCTACAAGTATTCTTCGCCAGTTGATCGACGCCGGGACCCTGGCAAACCTCCCAGCTGGGTTCAAGGCTCGGGGAGTAAGGGTTCGTAACGATGACGAGCCCTTACAACCTGGAGAGTGGCGTGACATTGACGCTCCTGGTGGCAACATCAGGGACGCAATTATTCCGCTTCCGTACAAAGAGCCGTCAGCCACCCTCGCACAGCTTCTAGGAGCCCTTATAGAGGGCGGCAGGCGCTTTGTGTCACTGGCAGACCAGCAGACAGGAGACGGCAACACAGAGGCTCCTGTGGGCACTACGGTGGCTATGCTAGAGCGTGGCATGAAGGTTATGTCGGCCATTCATAAGCGCCTGCACTATTCGCAGCGTCAGGAGTTCCGTGTGTTGGCCCGGATCTTTTCCGACAACATGCCTGCGGAAGGGTATCCATACGATGTGGCGGGTGGTAATCGCATGATCATGGCGGAAGACTTCGACGGTCGCGTCGATGTTATCCCTGTAAGCGATCCAAACATATTCTCGATGGCGCAGCGGGTCACGTTGGCGCAAACCCAGTTGCAGCTTGCGCAGTCAAACCCTCAGATGCACAATCTGCATGCGGCGTATCGTCGGATGTATCAGGCCCTTGAGGTCCAGAACATTGACGAGATTCTCCCACCTCCACCCCAGCCGCAGCCACTGGATCCGGCCATCGAGAATGCTCGTGCTTTGATGGGCGAGATCTTGAACACGTTCCCAGAGCAGGATCACGACGCGCACCTCCGGATGCACATGGCATTTATGAAGACGCCTTTGGTGGCTACGTCTCCACAGGTTATGGGTACGTTCTACGCTCACGTTATGGAGCACGTCTCTCAGAAGGCTCGGAAGATGGTTATGGCAGAGATCGAGTCTATCATTGGGCAGGCACAGTTGGCAGCGCAGAGCGGGGCTATCGATCCAGTAGCTGCGCAACAGCAGATTGCAAAGGTTCAGCAAGACATGCAGGACCCTGGTCAAATGGAGCAGTTAATTTCCATGCAGATGGAAAAGATCATGTCGGAGATTCTGCCAGGGCTTCTACCTGCAGGCGGCAGTGCAATGGACGATCCGTTGGTTCAGATCCGGATGCAGGAGCTTGCGATCAAGCAAGAAGATTTGCAGCGTAAGAAAGAGGAAGATCAGGGCCAGATGTTGATTGAGTTGCAGAAGATGCAACAGCAGGCTGCGACATCTGCGGCACGGATCGAGAGTCAGGAAGACATTGCAGAAAACCGCAACGACGTTAACCGAGAGCGTATTGACGTTCAACGTAAAGCTATGGAGCGGAGAAATGCCTCTTAAAAAGGGTAGATCAAAAGATGTAATCAGCCAGAACATCAAGACCGAAATGGCTGCTGGAAAACCGCAAAAACAGGCGGTTGCCATTGCTTTGAGCAATGCAGGAAAAACTAAGTATTCCTCTGGCGGCACGGTTAATTCTAGGTTCAGTCCGATAGCCCGACCTCAGAGGTTTGTCGGAGAGTTCTAGTGCTGTGCGCGTTGGTCTTCGTGTCGTTTGGACACGCATGGACACAGGGCGGTAATCAGTTGTTCCAGTACTGCTATTACGACTGCGGTACGGCAACAAACGGTCTGTGGTACGACAGGGTCTTTCGCGTTAACTATCTCTACGTTTGTCCCGCGAGGTACGTTGAAACATGATTGATCCTATTACAGCCGTTGGCCTCGCTACTTCCGCTTATAACGCGATTAAACAGGGCGTTGCTGTAGGTCGAGAACTGCAGGACATTACGGGCCAGCTTGGTAAGTGGGGCAAGGCTTACAGCGATTTTTCCTTTGCCGAAGAGCAGGTTAAGAATCCTCCGTGGTATTCATTCAAGGGCTCGGACACGCACAGCGCCATTGAAATCTTTGCGCAGAAGAAAAAGATGTCCGAAATGCGCAAGGAAATCAAAAATTTTATTAGTTTCCAGTACGGTCCTTCTGCTTGGGAAGAAGTGCTGCACATTGAGGCGCAGATGCGCAAGCAGCGTAAAGAAGAGGTCTACCGTAAGGCAGAACTCAAACGCGCCCTAATAGAGTGGACTGTAGGTATTCTAGTTGGTTTAGCTGGAATAGCGGGACTTGCTATCGTTGGTTACTTTCTTGGAAAACAACAGGGGAAGTGGTGATGTGGTTTTTAGTTTGGTTTCAAGTTATGAATAACAACATTGAGCATTATCAACTCAATCAGTTTACTACTGAGAACGAGTGTAGAGAAGCTCTTGAGGATGCAAAAGTCTTGATAACGACAAGTCAAACAACGGTGTATTGCTTTGAGGTTATACCGAAATAAACGTGGAGATTACGTTGTATATGACAAATACGGAAAAGTTGTTATAATAACGCACCACAAGAGGTACGCGATTGCGTACGCGAGGAGTATAGAAGATGGCACAAACGGTACTTGATGATTGGAAAATCCTGCCTCGTTTGATGATGTTGGCAGTTACTGTGCTGACGTATCAGGCGGTGCATTGGTTTATGTCGCTCCCGGACCCCAGTGTTGCGCAGTCAGGGCTTGTATCGGTGTGCATGGGTGCATTGACAGGTTGTTTCGGCATCTGGATGGGCAAGGAGTCTAAGACTACGGTAACGAGCACTGCGTCTTCATCCAAGGTAGAGTATGAGGTGGACAAATGATACAGGCACTGATCGGTCCAGTAGCTGAACTAGCTGGCGGCTGGCTTAAAGGTAAGGCAAGCGCACAGGCTGCGTCTGCAAATTTAAAGCTAGTTGAGGCAGAGGCCAAGGCTACGATTATGAAATCAGCCGCTACATCTGAGGCGGACTGGGAAAAGATTATGGCCCAAGGTACGCAGAACTCGTGGAAAGACGAGTATCTTGTGCTGCTGTTTTCTATTCCATTGATACTCAGCTTCCTGCCATTTGAGTGGGCTAAACAGGCGGTTACAGATGGTTTTGCTGCGTTGGACACAATGCCGGACTGGTACAGCTATACATTGGGTGTAATCGTAGCCAGTAGTTTTGCGGTACGGTCAGCAACTAAATTCTTTGGTGGTAAGAAGTAATGGAAAACCTCAAGTTACCTGTAGCCCTTGTGGCAGCTATGGCCGTGCAGTTAGCGGCGGGTGTTTGGTGGGTGTCACAGCAAGCCGCAACGATTGCTAACCTAGAAGAGACTGTCAGTCAGCTTGGATCACGCATGGCGATTGAGGATAACGTAAATCTCAAGCGTGATGTCGAGGACAATGCGTCAGAACTGGATTATCTTTTTGACGAAGTCGAAGACGTTTGGGACGAATTAGCTAACTTAGCTAATTCGATAGGTCAGGTGACGCAGTTGCAACAAAGAGTTGCTTTAATTGAGAACAATTTGAAGTATATTAGCCGTGACCACAACGGGATTTTGGATATGAAAGGTGGTATGAAATGACATACAAACTTGGAAACCGTAGCAACGAACGGCTAGAGGGGGTTGATCCTTCCTTACAGGCTGTTGTCCGCATGGCTATTGGGATTAGTGAGCAAGACTTTAGTGTGATCTGTGGTCTTAGAACCCGCAAGGAGCAGGAAGCCTTGGTCGCGAAAGGTGCAAGCCAGACTATGAAAAGCAAACACCTGGGTGGTTATGCCGTTGATTTAATGGCATATATTGATGGGGGCAGATGGGAACTCAATCTTTATGATGAGATCGCCGACGCTATGAAAGCTGCCGCCAAGGATTGCGGCGTTAAGATTCGTTGGGGCGCGGCTTGGCACATCGATGACTTTGGGGCCTATGAAGGCACGGCGGAAGAAGCTATGAACGAGTATGTAGACTTACGTCGTTCGCAGGGCCGTCGCCCGTTTATCGATGCGCCTCACTTTGAGATCATGGAATAGGAGAAGTATAATGCCTGCACCTAAGAAATCCCTTCGTCCAAGGGCCCGACCTAAAGATTTAAACAAGTCTATTTACGGGGTTGAAGAGGGTAGCACCAGCAGCCCTGACGGTGTTTATGTGACGGAGCGTGACGAGGCCGATGCGGTTTCTCGCGGAAACAGAGAAGCGAAGCGTCGCACAGAAGATACTCAAAACTTTATGATGGGCGGAGAAGTTCGCCAAGGTGATGTCCGTGATAGCGGCAAACGAGGGAAGTGTTACTGATGCCTACAATTATGATCAGCATCCTTCCGGATGGCATGCCCGTCGATACGATGGAAGAGACTGAAGAGGGCAACTCTTGTCCTCTTCCTACCCAAGACGCCGACATGAACATGGAAAACATGGACATAGCGGAGTACGAGTACGGGTACAGAGAGCCCAACAGTTCGGTTGCTTTTCGCAATGATGAGAGTTGTGGATCTTGCGGCATGTATAACCAGTCTGAGAACATCATGGAGTGTATTGGTGACGAGTCTGGTGACACAGGGTATTGCCAACTGCTCAAGTTCGTGTGTAGTAGTCAGAACACATGCAACGAGTGGGTGGAAGGTGGTCCTATCACATCCGACCTACAAGGGGAATATAAGGATAACTTATAATGGATGTTGTCGATTGGGCAAAGTACATGTATAAGAAACTTGAAGAGCGG